AAAATTCCAGTTTGTCCAACCGGAGTTCTATATGTAAATCCATCATTGACCGGTGAAGAAATTTCTCTTAATAAATTTTGGGGTTTAAGAGATTTTGATTTTATTTTATAAAATTCTATTGTTCCTTTTGAAGAATCTCCACTATTTCCCAATAATTGAATAAATTTGGAAACGTAAATATCAGAGTTTCCTCTTGATAAACTTAACTCAGTGTTGGATATTTTTTTTACATAATAAATTCCCTCTTCAACTATTTTATTATCTTTATTATCATCAACATTTTCTGGATCTGGAGTATAGTAAATTATGTCGCCAGTAGAGAATGGATGAACTCCATCCTTTACCGAAAAACTGTATGACCCTGTTATCACAAATTCTCCAGTTACCGATAAATTGCTACAGTCTAATGTACCGGAAGGAATTGAATTTGATGCTACATATGTTGAATCTCCTCTTTTATAAACATTCTGAACATCACTCAAGATATCATTCAACCCAAGATAATTTGTAGAATTAACCTTTGAAAGATTTCTTCTAATACTGTAAATATTAGATTCAGAAAATTTATTTTCTTGAGATTCTTGAAATACTGTTATAACAAATTCTTTATCATTAGTTACACTAACTACATCTGCGGCAAATGAATTATTTGATTGTGAAGATATGACTTCTACAGAATCTCCTACTTTAATTATATTTTTTGATTTTGTTGTTATTCTTACATTAACATTAGTACTTGCATTAGTATCAGAAATATTCTCCCAAGAAACATCTTCATAGGTTGGAGATATGTTAAAAATCCAGTTATTTGATACTACATCTGTTGGATCTGTTCCAAGAGTTTTTATCGATATTTTATAATTATCTACATTGAAAATATTATCACTTTTTGAAGTGTCTATGCTCAAATCATTTATAACAGAATTTATTCTCACCTTTATAATTTCATCTTGATTTTTGATAGATCTGCCATATGCAAATGAATTTATATAAATTGCTGTGGCATCTTCTATTTTTGAGGAGACACCAGAACATTCATAAAACTGATTGGAAGATTTTGAATTGTATGTTACTACTCCATTTGTGCCATCAAAATATGATACATACAGTTCTCCACTATCCGGGAATCCAATAGTAGAATCTACTGTGATTGTTGTTGCACCACTTAAATATGTTCCTATTACTCTCGTTTTAGCATGAACACCAAATGCACCATAAACTGCACCATCTACTATAATATCTCTAGAATAACCGGAGTCTATACTTAACTTATAATATTCTTCTCCTGTCTTAGTAATTATTTGCTCTACATTTGTTACTGGAGCATAAGCTTTAGTCAGACTTGCATATGAATCTTGGTTTAAAGTCGAATCTAATAAGTCTAAAGGATTTCCTTCTAATGCCTCAACTACAAAATCGTTTGTTACACGATAATGAGCATCTGAAGGTTTAAGCAAATAATCTTTTGGTTTTATAACACTTACACTTTCTCCATAAAGAGCACCGAATAAGATTTTAAAAGATCTATCGGTTCCTTTTGTTGAATAAAAATCCTTTGCTTGTTTGATAAATGTGGATTCTTTAACTGGCGTATAGATTTCTCTCGATTCAAAACCAGGAAGAAGTTGATATTTGGATTTTTTAAGAAACTCCTTCAAAAATAGAGAACTTAAATTTATAATTTTTGACCCAGAAGAGTGGTTAGTAGATTCTGATGTTTGGAATACTAGTTCATCCGGACTATTTTGTTTTTCATATGAAGTGACACCACAAAATCCTCTTATACATCCAGTAAAGGATGTTGATGTAATACCTGTATAAGTGATGATTTCATCATCTATTTGTATTAATCCATATGAGGAAGGAAATCCATTCGTCCCCGTAGAAGAATCGACTGTTATTGTCTCATCACTAAAAGTAATGGAATCTTTTAATGTAACACTTTCAATTATGTCCGTAAATGAATCTACCTTTACATATTCTTCAATATTTTGAATTAGATCCGCAGCAGAACCTTGATACTCTTGAGAAATATAATACTGAGATAAAAATTCAGATATTAAAGGGTATTCTTCCTGAACATATTGTGGAAGTTGATTTCTTACAATATTACTAATTTTTATTCTTTTATTCATTTCTTTTTAGAGTCGTACTAAGTTTCCGTTTGTGTAACTTGAAGATACTATGAAGTTTGAAGCAGAAGGATCTAATCCAGAAGAAACCTCATCAATCACCATTTCAAATAAACTATTACTACTATCTAGTTGCAAATATAAGTCCTGAAGTCCAATCACATCATTTGATTTTGGTGTCGCTGAGATTTGAATTACTGATTGACCGTTTACAATTTTTTCTGTAGATGTTATATTAATAGGATTTATATTAATTATTCCTTGTTCATAATCAATTGTTCCAACATTTCTTCTCACTATTGTTGGTGCAGTTGAAGTTGGACTTGGTAAAGTAAATAAAAATATAGATCCTGTTGTTTGATTTGAACCAGGAATATCTGATATATAAACCTGTTCTGTTATTCCTGAAATTTTAAATGCAGATGATCTTATGTTATATCCACTCTGATTATTAATGTTAAATATATTGCCAAACCCTATCGAATAAGTTGCAAATGTATTTAATGATACTCTTACGTCTCTTCTAATTGAAATTCTAGTAATATTTGAAGTGATTGAACGATGACTTTCATCTATTATTTTTAGGAATTTACTATATTTAAATCTAGCACCATATTTGTTAAGTTCTGTAGAATCTGCATATCTTTCTACATTATTTTGTATCTGAGTTAAAACGTCATTTGGATTTGATGAAAGATTTGTATTGTAATAAACTTTCGAGTCAACTTCAATATTGAGATATTTTAAATCTAATATTTCTGGAACAATTCCAGCAACTGCATATGATTTTAATTTTGATTTAATATTTTCTTTTGTTATATTAGGTAAAAAGTCACCTGTTCTTGGTTTGATACTAATGAATACTTTTCCATATTGTGGAGGAACTAATTCTTCTCCACCAAACACCGAAATTGATTCAGTCTCTGGATATATGACATTTTTAACTAAAGATTCATAGTCATTGGATGTTATTGCTCTATTTTGTGATGAATATATTCTTGGGGCATATTTTCTAATTGATTCCACACTTTCAATTTCTTCTCCCCCAGAAGAAATTAATCCAGTAGATAATAAAGATATTCCTGAAGTTACAATAACTGGTGCATTGGTTGAAATATAGTTTAGTATCCCAGCAAAAGAAAACTGAGATATACCATTTGCTGAACTTCCATTTGAAACAATATAGGAAGCAGTAATTTCATCTCCATCATTAAGTGCTGCTCCAAAAACTCCATCACCAAAGATTAATTCATATCTCTCATCTTCTATTTCCTGTATAAAGAAAACTCTAGAATCTTTTGTTACATCAAAAATATTGTTATGCAAATAATATTTTGTTTTTATATCGTTACTTGTTACTTCTACGGAAAGAAGACTTGTATCAATTCCAGAGTTTGGTAATATAAACTTCTGATTTGGATTGTTTGAATTATATGTAAATTTAGATGTTATTAGAGAACCTTCATATATTTCAATATCATTAAAAGTCGCAATGTTATCGAATACTGGTTTAGTTATATCCTCTAATATTGAAAAAACAAATGATTGATTTCCAAATGTTCTTGTTGTTGATGCAACAACTCCTTTTTTAAGAGTTAAAGTTGATATATTTTCGGGAAGATCTGCTACAAAAAAACTAACCGTTGCTCTAGATGCTTTCCTTGATCTTGGAGTATAACCAATATTTCTTGCAAGAGAAACTACATTCTCTCGTAAAGTTGCACTGTCAATAAAGACCTCATTTGCAACCATATTTGCATTATAAGATGTAATGTACGTATTGTACGCCAAAACATCCAGAATTGTAGATAGATTAGAACCCTCAAAATCATAATCTGTAAAATTAGAATTTGATCTTAAGTATGCTTTAAGAGTTGTCTTAATCTGATCAAAATCCAGATTAGAAAAGTTTGTGAGGGACATTTATCTATTCGGTAACAGTACGAATTCTAATTGCTGAGGTTGAACATCTGCACCAATAATTCTGTATATGATTGTAATATCAATTCCATTGTTCTCATAGTCCGGAGAAGATATAACATCAATTAATTCAACTCTAGGTTCATAATTGATAATAGAATTTTCTATTTCATCTTTTATCGATGATGCTGTGATTTCATCGATATTATCAAAAAGTAGTTTTTTTACTCCAGAACCAAAGATATTATCAAAAAACTTTTCGCCTTGCATCGTAAATACAATATTACGAATAGAACGAGCAATTGCATTTGCATTTTTCAATGCAATAATATCAGAATTGAGTGGATTAGTCTGAAAAGACATACTTATGTCTTTAAAACTTTTACTTACCCGTTCTATTGGCATTTAAAAATAATGACTTTAGTATTATTTATCAGGAATTTTAGACATTATATATTGGTTCAGTGCCATAATCCCAATCATCATAGTCATTATCATTTCTAATTTTTGAATGAATGTCATTTTGATGTTTAAAGTTATGTTTCTTAATAACTACATCATCATTTTCAACTTCACAGAGAATCTTTTTCGAAGAAATTTGAAAAATTTCATTATCCCAACCATATTCACTTGACAAATATTTGGTTCCCCATTCATTTGTCATAAATTCTTGATTTTTATCAATTTTTTTAGTCATTTTTTTCTCCTGATGTGTTAAATCAGAACTTTTTACGGGGTTTCTATCCCGTTATTTTCAAGAATCAACGTAAAAACCTTTTCTGAGATGGTCTTCGTCTTCTATAAAAGTTAAATTTTTTATTTTTTTGACTTCCTCTTCTTTCCAAACAGGAATTGCAATTGAATTTCCATAGCGAAAATCTGGATTTCTTCTAAAATGAACCTCAATAAGATTATTATCTATGAATTCACAGTTTATCCAATCATAATTTCCCTTAATTCTATTTAAAATAGAAGGAAATTCTATATCTTCTTCTATTTTATACCATTTTTTCCATTTGTAAAGAGGATCTTCTGCTTTTTTCTCTCCAACAACTACTAATGAAGATTTCTTTTGATAAAAATCAACGCTTAAATGTCTTCCACTGAATATTTCACACCAAAACTCTGCTGGATGTAGATGATCTGTTTCTTTTTCTATCCATTCTATACGAGAAAAACGTCCCATTCCAAGTAAATTAATACTAGGTCGGACTATATAGTACCCAGATAAAGGAACAGGCACCCCTGCAGGTCCGCAGAGATGCCCTAGAAGACGATTTAAAAAGAGTTTGTTATATACCCAAAGATCTTCATCGTGAATATGATTCCATTCTTCATGGGAATCTAAAAGGTACATAGTCTTTTTTAACTATTTAACCTTTACCTTGTCCGCGATACTTCTTCTTGCGTCCATTACGAGAGGTTGCACTTAACAATGTACGAGCGGAACGACCTTGACGAGTTTTCTTAGGTGCTCCGGGTTCAAAGAGAGTTTTGTTGCTTCCACCTTTTGCCATTTAAATTTCCTCCAGTTCAATCAAATTAGGATCAATATCATCCCCAGCATAAAAAGATTCAGAAAGTTCTTGTAGAATCTCTGTACATTCTTCCATACTGAGATCTTTATAAATTTTTCGACCTTTATAAAGTAAATTATACTTTTTCATCAGATTACACGAGTTTTTTCATGCCCAACTCTAATGCGAGGATCGCACCAGATTTCAAAACCTGCCTCTTTAGCATCAAGACAGAATGAAACATCTTCACCACACATATCTTGAACTTCACCAGACTCGAATTGTTGCATCTTAGGTGCAAACCAAGGATACTCAAGATTTTCGAAGACTCCTTTTTTAATCAGAACCCAACCAAATCCAGTGTAATCAACAGTGAAGGGTTTTTTACGCTTTGAAATAGACTCTACGGTTTCGTGATTCATAACTCCACCGTTTCTGCGGAAATCTTCCTCTTCTAACCAGTGTGCGACAGAAGTTGTGCGACCATCTTCAGTTGCATACCATCCAGCAACTACTTCACGATCTTCTCCTTCTGCAGAAAGAGCTAAATCACACAATTGCCAGAATTTGTTAGAATCGAAAACAATGTCAGAGTCAATCCAAAGTTGATAATCATATTCAAGTTTTCCATCCCAAGGAACTTGCTTAGGTCCACGAAGAACATTTGCACCAAGACACTTACATCTTGCAAAGTTAACCATTGAAGAATAGTCTTGAGAAATCTGAATGCTCATTCCATTTTGTACAATATCAAAACAAAGTTGAACAAATGCTTTCAAAAAGATATAAGAGCATCCTCTACCAGGAAGACAAAATACAATTGATTTCCCACGCATTCTTTGTTTGATTCCATCATAGTCCCATTCTTGAGTTGATGGTTTTGGTGCTGCTGCTTTGACAGTAAATCCTTTTGCCATAAAAAAAATTAAACCTCAGTTCAAATTTTACTCCATATATATGCTTTCGTCAATGAGAAGAATTTAAAGACGCCTCTTTGTTTAATGTGAGTTCTTCGAAGGTTAAATCATTCACATTATAATCAGTTTTCATTAGACCTACCATATTCTTTAATGTATTCCAAGTAGTTTCAAATTCATCCTCTTTTATTGAATGAAATAAACACTTATCTTTTGCATAAATGTGATATATTTTTTCCATATTTCTTTAATTTTTTCTGGGGGAATTTTTTTTAGTAAACGTTAATTTACTATTGCATTATATATCAGACAAATCAAAAATCCAAGGGCAGCAAATGCAATTCTTCCCATTGTCTTTGGATATCTGATTATCCACCCCGCAAGTATCACCCTCCAAAAATTCCAATATGGTACGGATTTTTTCATCGTTTTTTTCTTTTTGATGATGCTCTCTTTTGCGCAGGAGTTCTAAAGATGCCCGTTGCACAATTCTTCTTTTTCTTGTGTTTGCCTCCGAATATTCCCCATCCGTGACAATTTGCTTTTCCTTTTTGTGCCATTTTTTTCCTGGGAAATTTTTTTATTTGAGAGATATTTAGAGGTCGAATTGTCACCTCTGTAGGTTAGGGTAGTTTGCCTTTTTTATAACGGGGGGGCTTAACGCAACGCCGCGCGGCGCTATAAACAACCGACCGCAAAACACTGCCAAACGACTATCTTACCGCATAAACATACTGCCGTCACGCATATACTTTATGAGTATAACATATGCGTGCCCCAGTGTCAACCAGAGCACGCACAGTAGACTATCGCTAACGCTCCGTCTACGACATCAGAACTCTACCACATCTGCAGTCGGTTCAGCATAAGCAACTGCCTGCTGATTATCCTCCTGGAGACTATCAAGAATCTGCAGAATATCGTTGCCATTGTTAGCACGATTCAGCAGAGAGATTGCAACAGTCTTGGACATAATAAAGAAGAAAAGTGTAGTGAACTGTGAGTGCCTAGTTTATACTCATACGACAGGAGTATGTGATGCTTACTGTGCGACTAGGAGAGGATTGCTGTAGTGATAGAACTTACGCACCTCATCATAAGAAACTGTGAGTGACTGTGTATCACGACTTGCTGCTAATACTGCCTGACGACACTGCTCAGCAATCTCATCAAGAGTATAACGACTGGAAGGAATGTAACGCATAAGATGTACGAAAGTGTGTGAGTGTTAAGTGTGAATCAGAGGTCGAACACGTCGCTATTCAATTGCACGACATTTACCTTGGGGTCATTATAACGAACACCGTCACGAGTTTGTGCATCAGAACCCAGAGAATCGCAGAAGGTTTCATAATCACCACAGTCCATAGCAAGGTGATACAAACCCTCATCATTTTGAATCCAGAGTGCCACATTCCAGGTCTCATAATTCTCCCACCCATTATA